CGTCAAGCTGACGCTGAACCTTTGCGATTTTGTCGCGGTTTTCGCTAGCCATTGAATCGTGATAATTCATGATTGCTCCCTAGCCCATGCAGGCTCTTGAGTCTGACCGTAGTCTTTGGCGGCAAAGTTCTCAGCCACGGCGCGTGTTGGTGCAGCTGCTGGTTTGTAGGCTGGCTTAGCCCCGAACTTGGCTGCGTTTCTCAACCAGTTATTCAGGGCTTTGTTCCAGTCAGTAAACTTTGAGCCTTTGGCCTGATGGTGATCAGCGAACGCATCAAACTCGCGTTCAAGATTTACGCCTAGCTCCTTGGCTAATTCACGGTTGCGATCATTTGGCTCAAGAGCTTTGGGGAACTGGCATTGCCGTTTTTGTTTGGCAGGCTCGTCAGGAACATCGGAAGGGACTACAGGGTTAATATTGTTTTTGTCTTTACTGTCTTTTGTAGAATTGTCTTTTGTGTTTAACAGATTCTGTAAACCCTGTTTTACTGATTCCGTAAATGTTTCCTTTACAGATTCTGTAAAGTTTACAGTTTCTGTAATATTTACTGATTCTGTAATGACAGGTTTACTGATTGTGTGAAACTTGGTGTCCCAAGCACTGATTTCTTTGTTGATGCCAATCAGGCGCCCATTCATGGCTAGAACTTTCATCTTGATTAGCTTATTGCGTTCCGTGCTGCACCGGGTTTCAGGTAACCCGGTTAGTTCGGAGAGTTGAGCGTTCCCTACCCAATCGGATGTTTTGTTATACCCGTATGTTTTGCGAATAACCGCCAAGGTGATCAGCATCTGGTTCTGAGTTAACCCAGCGCCTATAACAGCCTCTAGCAGCTCATTAGCGATACGGGTGAAACCATTATCGGTATCAACCACGCGACGCTCCACGACCTGCAGATCAGGCCTGATAGGTGAGACGTATTTAAGGGCAGCTTCAGCCATAAAAGCCCCCTTTACTGTTTACATATCCAGTTAGTCCTGGCATTATTAACCCCGTCGATTGTCAGAATTCGATTGTTATTTGAGAGGCCTCAACTGTTCGCGCAGTTGGGGCTTTTTGTTTTGTGAGGATTGTTGCTACCTGCTTGGCCAGCCGGGCCATGTCGTCATCAACGACACCCCATTCCAGCACCGCCAGGAGCATGGAGAACTTTGGTATCCAGTCCTTCTTCCATCTGCTTATCTGCGCCTTATCGACGCCGACGGCCTCAGCCGTTTTCTCAGTGCCTAACATCGCGATCTTGTTCAGTAATGTGCTTTCAATTCGAAGAGCCTCATTGCGTTTCTTTGCGCGTTCCATGTGACATCATTCCTTGGTTGGTTAAGGGTTCAGACGTGACAAAGCCGAGGCTTATGCCACGAATCATTTTTTTTGTTTCGTTTGGATTTCACTTTTCAGTGACGTGGGACTTCATGTCCGTTGTTGAAGAGCGGGTAAAACTAAGCGGCGCGGTTGCCGCCTTTGCTGCCATACATCAACCAGAGCGGATCACACTTGAGCGCTAAGGCCAGTTCAAACAGGAAGCGTGGACGTTGCGTCGTACCATCTTCAATTCGCTGTAAAGATTGCTGCTTCATGCCAGCTTTCTCAGCCAACTGCGCCTGAGTCAGATTTAACTCCATGCGCTTCTGTTTGAGGCGTTGAGAAATTGTATCCATTACTCACCTCCACAGTTTTATCTGTATTCTCCAACAGTTATATCTGTTTGTCAAATACAGCTTTAACTGTGAAGCTTGTGGGGTATATGGAGAGGAACCTATGAGCCTTGCAGATCGGGTTAAACAAAGAAGATTAGAGCTGCGCCTTACTCAGACAGAAGTCGCAGAAAAAGCGGGGATCACTCAGCAGTCTTGGGCTAGTATTGAGGATGGAAAGACCCTCAAACCTCGTAATATCGTTGGTATGGCCGAAGCGCTTAATTGTGATCCTGCATGGCTCATGAATGGCGGCACGCTTGTTCCGGTAGGCGAGGTGAATACAAGGAGGATTCCCTTGATCAATTACGTTCAGGCTGGCGCGTTAGCCACCAAACCAGCAATAGAGGCTATGGACGGCAGCTATGAATATGTGCTCACCGACATGGACTGGTCACAATACACATTTGCTTTGAAGATCGTGGGCGACTCAATGGAGCCTGATTTTAAGGCCGGGGACGTGATCGTAGTCGACCCTGAAATAGAGCCAGCGCCAGGCGAATTTGTTGTCGCTAAGAATGGAGAACACGAAGCCACTTTCAAAAAGTATCGGCCTACCGTCTTCTCTCCTGAAGGTAAGCAGCACTTCGAACTAGTACCGCTCAACGATGACTATCCAACTATGAAGAGCGTAGAAAGAGAGATTAAAATCATCGGCACCATGGTTGAACATCGCATCTACAGACGAAAACGTTAAATCCCCTCACATCAAGCCGCCGAAAGGCGGTTTTTTTTTGCCTTTTACAAATTTATTTCCCTTTCAATACAGTTTGATACCTCAATATCTGTAATTAATACAGTTTTATCTGTTGACGATAAAACAGTTTTACCTGTATCTTTATCCCGTCAGCAGGACGCTGGCGAACAACGAAACGGACAACAGCTCTTTACACAACGGTGATGGATCACCTACGTGGCCGAAAGGCCAATAAGTACCAAAGCGTGAGTTTTGGGGTGTGGTGGCGGTGTCCTCAAGCGAGGTGCAACGCTAGCAGTGTGATAAGACCTGATGAACCGGCTGGGCAGATAGCTTTTTGCCAATACAGAAACAGGGCGTTCAGGAAGTAAGTGAGAGTGGCGACTCAGTGCCGCACCACCACACCACCAAAATTCACTCAGGAGGTATCTATGACACGCAGAACTCAATTCGCTGGTTCAGCTGCTGGTCGTCGCCGGGAACGCCG